ATGAGACCAGTTGTGACCACCAACACGCTGCGGTTTATTGCCATCTGGCTGCTCTTGCTCAGACTGACCTGGACCGATCTGCGGAAGGCAGACCTTCACTCTTCAGCGGGTATTTATTACTTTGGCCATCCCTCATCAATATCGATCCGAATTGGTTGGTCTGGCAGCGTGATGGGAGTAGTTCAATGGGGTGTGTCTTTCCAACTTGGCGAACATAGCTCGATAGTGTTCGAGTCACATCACTCGTATGTGCCTGAGTCCTACCGCCAACGGATCGTGGGAGATCAGTTGTGAGCACGCGCGCGCAGATTGAAGCCGTGGCTGATTACCGATGCTTCGATGAAGGAGGGAAGTAGATGCCAAGCCCAAACAAGTACTACGCGCCCCGCGACGACTGGCGCCCGGTCCGCGGACGCAACGACGCCTTCCAAATGCGCGGCGTCGGGACCCTTGTCCGGTGCGAGGGGCGCTCAGCCTGGCGCTTTCTGCCGGATGATCCAGCGAGACAGTCGTTTATCCGAAGTACGCTCGAAGATGCGATGCGCGCCGCCGAGGCGACGATCGTGGAGGTTGTTGGATGTACCTGATCACCAAGTACGGATGGTTCTCTGTTGTCGCCGCCGTGAACGACCACGGCCGGCCGGATCTGGAGCGGATCGTCATTCGGGCGAGATCGCAGGACTTCTTCAAGCGACTGTCTGCGGCTTGCCCAATTCTCCGGAACCACAAGCCGGAACGCACACCGGATCGCGACTACAGGTACCGCATCGTTGTCGACCGCGAAACGTGGATCCGAGTCGCCGCATGGAACGCCGAACAGGTGACGTACACCAACGTCAAAGAGGAGATTTCGCGGGTTCACCGGCCGGAGTCGGCGTATTCGACTGCAGTTCATCAGACTTGGGCGGTGGGGTTGCGGAATTCGGAGGAGTAGGGCTTAGGCAATTCGTATACTGTCAAAGTGGATACTGAAACCGCCAGAGAGGCTTCGGCAAAACTCCGATTACTGCTGGAAACCAAACACCTTTACCAATCCGTCCAGATGTCAGCTCCGCTCTCATCTCGGGAAACGCAAGTTGAGGCAGTGCTAAAGAGCACTTACCGTGTAGCAAAAATTCTCCTGATCGACGCGGATCAGGATTGTCAAATCTATCACGTTGCCCGCAAGGTGCCGATCACAGTCATTGCGGCCAGTTGCGCAAATCCGAAACTTTTCTGCGACAGATGCTGCAGGCGTGAGGCTTTCGAGTTGATCGAGTCGCGAGAGATCAACAGGTGCCAGTATGACGCAAAAAAGTTTGATCTGCAGTCTTGGCTTAACTTATGGCCTATGGGAGACGGAGTGCAGCTTTTTGCGATGGTGTATCGGTGCTTCGCTTGCAAGAACTCTCATACGGCATTCTTAGTTCGGAGGGAGGGCCCCAGGCTGATCCTGGAGGGAAGGTCGCCACTCGAGTCGATTGAGGTGCCACGACACATTCCCAAGCAAGAACGAATTCTCTTTGAGAATGCGTTGATTGCATACAACGCAGGTAAGACACTGGCTGCTTTGTTCTACCTTCGAGCATTCATCGAAAAGTTCGCACGCCGACAAACAAACGCCCAGGGGCGTGTGACTGGCGACCAACTGATGTCGGATTATTCTGGTGTCCTTCCACCGAAGCTGCGAGACTTTATGCCATCGATGAGTGAGGCCTATGCCGACCTCAGCGCATGTTTGCACGAGTTTAGGGATGATCCTAGTGTCTTCGAAGCCGTTAGAATAAGGATCGAGAAACACTTCGACCTGCGGCGAGTTCACGAGATCCCGGACGGATCGAGTGAATCAGCTTGATGGTGCATGCAAACTCCACCCAAAGGGTATGCAGGCCGGGCGGGCATGACTTTCCCAGCCTAAGCCTCGCGCGCCTCTTTGCACCTGTAATCCCCGGTTCGCGGGGCAGCTCCGCACGCAAGTACTGATTCCGGCCCGGCGGTTAGTTCGCTCCCGCCCGTCTCGCTCTCGCAGTCAACCGGTCAGCACCTTCATGGTTACCTGATTCTGAAACATTTCGCAACCGTCCTGTTTGGTTCCGCAAACCATTGACAGAAACAGGGATTGTCTGTCCGTAATGGGGCATGACCCGCGTTCTCGGCGGTCACCAGAAGTAACCAATGGCAGCGATCGATACCAAAATACGGCTCCAGGCAGCGGCTCTCATTGCCGAAGGCGAGTTGTCTATCGACGCGATCGCCAAGCAGCTCGGCATCAGTGAAAACACCATCGACAAGTGGAAAAAGAAGCCTTGGTTTCAGGCCAAGGTGAACTCGATCCTCGCTGAAACCGAGCGGCGCATCCTCCAGCGTGGCGTCGCCAGCCGGCTGCGTCGAGTGGAGGCGATGAACGATCGCTGGCGGCGCATGGGGCAGTTGATCATCGAGCGGGCGCAGGACCCGAAAATGGCCGAGGTACCCGGCGGGAAAACGGGCACACTCGTCCGCGAGATCAAGAGCGTTGGGGTTGGAGACAACAACGTCCTGGTGGACGAGTATGTGTTTGACGCCGCGCTCATGAGAGAGCTGCGGGAACTCGAGCGCCATGCGGCGCAGGAACTGGGCCAGTGGAACCCGGGCGGTACCGACGAAGCTGCGGCGGGTGCGGCAGCAGCAGCCGCGGCTGCTGCAAGTCAGGGTCCTGTAAAGGTGGTTTTCGAATGGAAGAAGAGCAGCGATACACAATCCAATACGACCCCCTCTTCAGCCAGCAACGCGCACACGACTCCCAAGCCAAGTTCAAAGGGTTCTCCGGTCCAGTAGGGTCCGGCAAAACGCATTGGCTTTGTCAGGAGGTCATCCGGCTGTGTGTCGTCAATGCTGGCCTGATGGGTATTGTCGCCGCCCCGACGTACAAGCTGCTGCGGGACGTCACCCAGCGAACTCTCTTCGGGATCCTCAATGAGAGCGGTATTCCGTACCGCTACTACAAGCAGGACAAACTCGCGATCATCACCGCCGGCGGCCTGAATTCGGAAATCTCTTTCGCTTCATTGGACAACCCGGAATCCATTCTCGGCGCAAACGTAGCCTGGTTTGCGGTCGACGAGCTGACCTACACAGAGCGGGAGGCCTGGAACCGCCTGCAGGCGCGCCTGCGGCATCCCGCTGCTGTCGAGTTGCGCGGCATCGCCGCCTGGACACCGAAGGGCTTCGATTGGGTATACGAAGATTTCATCGGTCCCGACAATAAGCCGGAGTTTGAGGCAACCCTCGCCAAGGCGCGGGAGAACGTGCACGTGGTCAAGACCGGGTATTACGAATCCCTGGCCAGTTCCTACGATCCGCGGTTCTACGCCCAGGAAGCCCTTGGCGAATACCTGGACCTCCGGAGCGGCGCCGTCTATCACGGATTCTCGCTGGACCTGCACAAGCGAGAGTGTCGACGTCGGCTGGACTGGGCAGCATGGATCACCTGCGACTTCAATCTAGACCCGATGTGCTGGCTGCTGTGTCAGGCGAACAAACACACCGTCGAGGTTCTCGACGAGATCTCAATGCCGGCCACAATCAACGACGCGTGTCGCGCCATTCAGGAGAAGCTCGAGTTTCACGGCATCCGGAGCGGTGAGGTCTTTATCACAGGTGACGCCGCCGGCAGTTCCGGCACTCATGCCGGCAAGTCCGACTACCAGTTGATCTTCGACTATTTCGCGCGGACAACCTACCGGCTTCGCAACCAGGTGCCGAACGCGGATCCGCCGATCCGTGATCGCGTATCGGCGGTAAACGCGATGCTGCTGTCAGCAACCGGGGAGACTCGCCTCTGGATCGATCCGAAGTGCAAGGCCCTGTTGAAGGACCTGGCCCGCGTGACATGGCGGTCCGACACCAAGGGCAATATGGTGGCCGCGTTGAACAAGTCCGACCCCACTCTGACCCACGCCTCCGACGCGCTGGGCTATCTGATCCATCGAGAATTCCCCGTCCGGGCCTTCCGGAGAGAGGTAAGCCACTAATTATGCCCGATCCCATTTTGCAGACTCACCCGGAATTCGAGCGCCTCTCGCCTCGATGGCAGTTCTATGCAGATCATTACGAAGGCGGAATCGAGTATCCGGCCAAGATGAACCCCACCTTAGTGGCGACATCCTCGCATTCGCACCCCAGCCCAAATTACCAGGGGGCCAAGTGCTATCTGTGGCAGTATCCGTCCGAGCCCGGCCACCGGTACGAGCACCGGCTGAATCGAGCCTGGTTCGTCGACGTGCTGGCTCCGGTTGTCGACTTCTACGCAGGCGCCGTCGGCAAGGGTATCCAGATCGAGCGAACCGGGGAGGGAGATTGGACCGCGATCCTGGATGATGTCGACCTGCGGGGACATTCGATTGAGGAGTTCCTGCAGGAGGCGCGATCGAACGCCGCGGTGTACGGCTTGACGTTTTTGCACGTCGACTCGACCCGGGCCCAGGGTCCGGTGATTACCCAAGCCGACGCCGTCCAGCAGAACGTCCGGCCCTACTTGCGTGAGATCCTGCCCACCGCGATGCGGAACTGGCGACTGGATCCGCAGACCGGGCGGATACTGGAAGCCATTTTTGAGGGCCCGCCGGCGGCGTCACAGTCACTCCTCGGCGACGAAGAAAAGCCAGTGCAAGTCCTGTTCTACTGGTCGACCACCGAATGGCGAAAGTACGAAGTGCGTAAAAGTGAAGCAGGGCTGGGCGCGCTGCAAGTAGGCGGCGATGCTCACTCGCTCGGCGTGGTGCCGATCATCCCGTTGTTCCACAAGCAATGCCTGCGCGATGGAGTTTTGGCCGGAGAGTCGCTGCTCAAGAACTCAGCCAAACTGGCGAACCTGCTGACGAACTGGGCGAGCGCGCTGGATGAGGCCTTCGAGAACCAGATGTTTGCGGTGCCGGTGCTCAAGTCGAAGGACAAGCCGTCAGAAATCGGGGTTGGAACGAGTTCGGTCCTGCATCTCAATCCGGAGGAAGGCGAGGAGTTCTCCTACGTCACGCCGGAAACTGCGCCGTTCGAGGTTTCTTGGGAGGCGTTCTTCCGTCTGATCAGTCTGGCCAACATCTTCATGGGAGTCGAGGCCCCGAACCTGGAGGGCAAGGCCACGGTTCAATCCGGAGTCTCGAAAGCCTGGGACTACGTCAAGGCCGACAAGGTCATGACGCGGATGGCGACCAATGAGCAGGAAAGCGCCAAAAGCGCGCTGCAGTTCTTCGCCCTCTGGATGGGGAAGGCGGAGTTCCCGGGCACGGTCCAGTATCCGCAGGAATTCGACACATCGAGCCTCGATGACGACCTGAACCAGCTTCTCAAGGCACAGGCCGCCGGTCTCCCGCCCAGCGCGCGAAAGGCGATGAAGAAAAAGTACATCGCGAAGGCGTTGCCGTCCCTGGACGAGAAGACCCAGCACGACATCTTCGAGGAGATCGATAACGAGCCGGATATGGCGACCTTGATGCTCGATCAGCCTGCGGGGGCGTAAAACGTGGCGACATCCTTCAATCGCCTGCCCGGCGCCGATCCGAAGACCGCCGCCGCGCTCGAGTCCGCGGCAAACGACGGGATCGAGTCCGTGAATGTCCGCTTGGACCTGTTTCGCAAGGCCGTCGCCCGGGTAGGGAGGGAACTGCAGTCCCGGCTGCTTGCGCACCTGGCCGACCCGCTGAAGCAATCCTCCGCGGCGAATATCCTCCACCTGCAGGCGGAACTGACCGGGCAATTGAACCAACTTGGCTACTCCGACCTGGTCCAGTACTTCACCAACTCCTTCGACGCATCGCAAAAGACGGCCGCCGAAGCCGCCGCGGCGATCGGTGTCACAAAACTGAGCCCGCTTGATCAGGCGGCACTGCACAACTTAAAGAGCACCTCCTACGCCTGGCTGCAGCAGATCGGCCAGCAGGCCGTTGCTGAGGTCGCCCAGGGTGTCGCGATGAATGCCCTGGTCGGCGGCGGTAAGAAGAACATGGTCGACCGGATCCGCCAGGCGCTGAACAAGTTTCAGAACCACGCCTCGACCTATGCCGAGACGGCGATCGCCACCTACGACCGCGAGGTCCACTGGCAGATGTTCACGGCCGCGGGCGTGCAGCGGATGGTCTACACGGGGCCGAAGGACATCAAGAACCGCGACTTCTGCCGGCATCTGGTCGGCAAGGCCTGGAACCTCGAGGAAATCTCGAAGATGGACAACGGCACGACCTTGATGCCCGTGTCCCGGTTCGGTGGAGGCTGGAACTGTCGTCATGTGTGGATGCCGGCGCCCGAGCAGATCGATGAAGCCGGTCAGGAAGCCAAGGCGGCAGTTGAATCGGCGGGGCCCGTCGACCTGACTGGGGCAGTCACCCCGGACGGGCTCTCCATGATGGCGCCGTTCCCGCTGGCTGCCGATTTCCCGCCTTCGTTGCCGCCGAAGAAGCTCACCAGTAAAGTCGAATGGGTTCGCCTGACCGATCTGCGGACGACGACTCCCGCGGTTTCAAAGGCAGCCGTCCAGGATGCGATTGCGACGCCGGCCGGGGCGCCGCCGCGCGCGTACCGGTATTCCGGCCAGATTCTGATTCGGGATTCGGGCGCGCTCGCCCGGGCGACTGCGGATCAACTTCTCGGCCGCTCGCACCTGCGTGTGGACCTCGTCGATCTCGACGCACTTCCCCCAAAGAAGCCACCGAAGCCAAAGGTTACAACGCCGGCAAGCCTGGTCAAGGACCTGAAGGCGCTCGCAAAGGCGAAAGACCAGACTCCGGACATTATGCAGCAGATCGACGCGAAGACCGCGCAGCTCGGCCAGCTCGTCCAGCCGCTCGCCGACAAAGCGTCCGCCGCGGTTACCAAAGCGAATATCGCGCTGGGGAAGGCGAAGTCCGAGGCTCGAATCGGACAGGCGAAGAAGCGTCTCGAGAAGGCGCAAAGGTCCCTCGACGCCTTGCGTGAGAAGTTCGGCCAGTATCTTCCGGACCTGTTTCCGGAAGCGGAGGGCTCCGGGGCGCCTGGGGCTTTGAACCTGGCGAAGGTCGATGGCTTGTGGGCGAAGACTCGCCGCGCCGGCTTCACCTACGAGAGCGAAGCGGTTGTCGGCGGCGGCCACGGCGGTAAGCAGTTCTACCGCGACAACATCTCCGGCGAGAAGTGGCTCTTTAAGCCGATCAAGAACCAGCAGGACACCTTCCTCGCCGCGGCCGAGGAATCCGCCTACCGGGTTGCCCGCATGGTAGATCCCGCGACGGTCGAGGTCCGCGCGATCGCGCTCGACGGCCGGCTGGGCACGATCCAGCGAATGATCTCGACTGCCGGGAGTCTCGCTGGCGTGCCAGTCGAGGCTTTGACCGCGGAACAGGTCGTCTACCTGCAGCGCCAACACGTGATCGATTGGCTTACGAGCAATCATGATGGACACCGTAAGCAGTTCCTGCGCATGGCAGATGGTCAACTTCTCGAGATCGATCGCGGCCAGGCCTGGAAGTACTTCGGCAAGGATGCGCTTTCGATCGACTACCACCCGAACAGCATGTACGGGGAAGAGGAGCCGATCTACAACACGCTCCTGCGCGCCGCGCAGCGCGGACGGGTGAAGCTGGATCCGCAGGCTGCATTCCCGGCGATCCGCGCGGTCGAGGCGATCTCTGACACGGAGTTCCTGGAGGCAGTCCGCGAGTATGTGGACAGGCTGCCGTTCAAGTCGGCCACTGCCAAACAGCAGTTCGTGGATGGCATGGTCGCACGGAAGAACGGGATCCGCGCGGATTTCGAGCGGTTCTATCAGAAGACCTTGGGAAAGCCAGACTTCCGCTTCTCCGAGGGGCCGAAGTGGAAATTCCTCGACGCGCGCAATGCCGCGGCGTTGGAGGAAGTGTCCGCCGCCGGCTGGCAGGGTAAGACTCTGTACATCGACGCCGAAGCGATTGAGGACCACAACGTTCTAGTGTTCGAGCAGCAGATTGGCGATCGCACGCAGACGGTCCTGCAGTTCAAGCTGCGGCCGGAGGCCTCGGAGAAGCTGTTCCGGGATCACATGCCGGCAGGGTTCGACGCTCCGAAAGCCTCGCCCGGCCGGCTGGTGGAGATTCCGAAGTCCACGGTGAGCAACAAGCAACTGCAGATGCTCATTGATGGGCAGATTACGCCCGGGCAGATTCCCGCGAAGGATGGCTGGGGGAATCCGATCACTCCGGAGAAGAAGCAGATCCTTCTACAGGAACTCGCCGACTACAAGACCAGGTTGGCCGAGGCCGAGGCAAAACTTAAGGCGGCGGAGAAATTAAGTTCTGCGGTCACCACGCCGGAGCACGGTTTCCAGATTACGGCGACCGAGATCCAGACCGACTCGCGTCGCCTGCACGGCGGCGCACTTCTCGTCGAGAAGCCAGATGTTTCATTCCAGACTATTGGCGGCGCGCACTCCTCGCGCGGCGAAGGCCTCCGATTCGAGTCTGACGGCATCAAGGTTCGCGCCACCAGCACCAGAGCGGGGGCATTCTCCCACGCCGGCCGCGTGGAAGTTGTTCTCGACGGACCGGCTGGCGCTGCACGCATTGACGCAGATCTGGAGCGGCTGGGTGCGCTGGGCGTCGATATGAGGTCCGCGACCGCCATCGAAGAGGAATGGGTGTACCTTCAGCAGCATGCCTACCTGCATAAGATCGATCTCACGCCGGAATGGAAGGCGATCAGCGCCGATACCTCCTCAGATGTCAGGGTTCAAAAGGCCCGCGAATTCTGGTCGAAGCGCCTGAAGGTGGCGGATGTCACCAAGCTGCCCCAGTACCAGCCGCTCGGCCGGGAAAAGGCGGCGTGGAACTCACCCACCGGGCTCGCCGGCCACCGGATCCGGGAGCGGTTCGACATCACCGCGGCGGACCTCGACGCCAACCTCAAGGGCCTGGTTGTGGCGCATGCCGACACGAGCGGTGATTTCATCGGGACGCTCGATGCGATTCTTCAGACCACCAGGCAAGGACTTGCGACTGAAGAGCGCTTGCGACTGGGCATCCGCGGGAGCAGTATGAGCCCGCAGAAGGACATCCAGACGGGCGGCGCCTCGTATTTCTTCACCTCGATGCGCCATGAGGGATCGCCCGGGCAATACTACGGCAAACCATTCCGCTACTTCTTCAAGAAAGACGTCCTGCTTCGCCTGGACACGATCAGTTACCAGTACGACAGCTTTGGGAACGTACAGGGCTCAAACGTCCGCAATATGCGCCTGAGCGCGAGTTTCCAGGATATGCGCAATGCCGCCGGCGGATCCGCCAACGAGACGATCTTCAAGAATGGCCTGAACTTTCTCGACGACATCGACCACATTCGTACTGCGGATGCGAATGAGCGAGGTCGGGTTATCGCACTGTTCCGGAAGCATGGAATCGAGACGCTCCGCGATGGACGCCGAGTCGAGGATATTGTTACGGTGGGATTCAGCCGGTGACGACACTCGCAAACATCATCCGCGTGTTCCAGGAAGAGGGGTGTAGTCTGGACCCCTCCGGGCGCCAGTCGTTTGCCGTTTTTGAGCCATTGACACCGATTGTCGGTTTCGACCAACCGTTCGCCGTGTTTGTGATGGGGCCAGGCTGCGACCAGGCGCACTACCACGGCCAAACTGCAACCTTCTATTTCGTCAGATCGGAGCCGGAGAGCGACAACATGCTTCATTGTTGGGATCGGCATGGTCTCCGGACCACGTTCTATCTCTGCTTGTATCCGGAAGCGCGAGAGCGGTGGGCGCGGTATCGGGACAGGACGCCCGCGGTTCAGGAGATCGAAGCCGCCGCCGTTGCGGAACGGAAGGCGAGCCTTGCGGAAATTGTCGCGAATGCCTGAAAGGCACGGCTTGCAATGAAGATCACCGGCAAAGCCCAGAAACTCGAAGTGAAACCCGTCGACGCTGCGCTCCTCCGGCGGATCGGCGGCGAGGCGATCGCCGTCCAGCGGCGCCGGATCGTTGAGCGCCACCAGGGCAGCAACGATGCTGCGATGAAGCCGTACGCGACCCGCGGGCCGATTTACGTTCCGCTCACAGGCAAAGGACGATCCAAGACCTCACTCGGCGGCCGCCAGGTCCTGACGCCGCGGGCTCTCACCGCAGCAAAGAAAGAAGGGCGGGTCGCCGCCAAGACCCCTTCGAAGAAGTCGGTAAAGTTCGAGAACTACGCTGCTTACAAGCGCTTCCTGGGCAAGTCCGGCAACCGCGACCTCGAACTGTCTGGCGACATGCTGCGGGGAATGACGATCGTCCGGCAGGATGCGAACTCCATCACCATCGGTTTTACGCGCGAGGATGCGCGGAAGAAGGCCGAGGGAAACGAGAAGCGCGTGCCTTGGTTCCAGCTTTCGCCGGCCGACCAGAAGGCGGTAATTGAGGCGTTCGAGAAGGCGTATGGGGTTCCGGTGCGGGTGGCTGGGTAGTTACGGTTTCCACCGAGGCCGAGGCTTTAGTTTCGGTTTCGCCGGAACATCAACTGCCGCAAGAGGACGTGATACTCCTCCGCTGTGATCTCTTCCTCCTTCACGCCATCAGCGGTGGACTCGACCAGATAGTACTTGTCTCCGCGTTTCTGGATGGAGAACGACTCCTCAGGCTTACTGGAATGCATCGCCTAAATTCTCTCGCACTTTGGTTCCACAAAGTATTGCAAGTTTCTTCGGGGTTGGGGCAAGCTGAGACTGCCACCTAGTCCGGCCAGACGAAAAGCGAGATCCCCTTCGCTCGCTGGTGGCGCTGAAAGCGAGGGGTCAAGAAAGAAGGGGTTTGCCATGCATATGGCTGCGGCCACGCTTGTTTCAGTGTCGCCTTATTCCCAAAGCAAGTACCACAAGACAGAGGCCATCGAGAAGGAGTCCAAGGCCGATTGGGAGAATCGAACCTGGCGCGAGCGACTCAACGTCAACGAGGCCGGGCAAGTGTTCATACCTCCCATGGCTTTCAAGAACTGCTTGAGCGATGCTGCTCAGTATCTTTCACAGAAGATACAAGGAAAGCGGAACGCCACATACACCAAGCACTTTAAGGCTGGAGTCATCGTTACTGACCCTCTCGTCCTGCCTATTGCGAAAGATCAGGTCGCAGGGCAGGTTCTGTTTGTGCCTGCCGATGGGAAGCGGGGCTCCGGCTCGCGAGTGGAGAGAATCTTCCCGCTGATCACGTCGTGGAGGGGTGAGGTTATCTTTCACATCCTGGACGATACGATCACCAAGGATGTGTTCGCTTACCACCTGGAGCAGGCCGGTCGATTCATTGGGATTGGTCGCTTCCGCCCGCAGAATAATGGCTATTATGGCCGCTTCAACGTGGAAAAGTTGGAGTGGGTTAAGGTTTAGTTCGCGGCGGCGCGCGGCGTGACAAGGCGCAGCAAGTCCGGGCGAGGCGCGGCAAGACAAGGCAAGGTCGGCACCGGGGAGCAATCCCCGGTGAATCCAAATTCCCCGATGAGAAGGGGGCGGTGTAGATCCAGTCGAGGCGAGGCAGGGCGAGTCCGGGCAGGGCCGGGCGCGGCGCGTCGAGGCACAGCGAGGCAACGTTGGGCGCGGAGTCTTCGGACTCCGCGAATCCCAAAAAGGAAAGAAATGGAGCGTAAAATGTCTGACCTCTTGAAACTGCCTGAATGGAAGCAGATCTATCAACGAATGAAGAACCTGCTACCTGAGAAACAGTTTTTCACGTACCTGGAATTGAATGAAATCGCTGGAATCGACGTTCAAAGTGAGCGCGGACGCAAGCAGTTCCTCAGGTTTCGCAATGAGGCTCTGTGGGACTGGCAGGTATGGTTCGAGAATATGCCAGGGAAGGGGTACCGGGTCATCGCTGCCGCCGAGCACGGTCGCGCCTCCAACGTCTACCGCGCACGCGCTGCTCGTCGTATGGCTATGGCCTGCGAGATTCTGATGAACACTGACATTGCGAAGCTCTCACCGGAGCAGCAGGCTGCCCACACGCATCTGGTGTCATGCGCGGGCTCTATTATGCAGGCATTGACCGCACAAACCAAAGAAGTGCGCACTTCATCCGTTGCGATGGAAGCCAGCATCCCTATACCGGACTTCAAACGTTTAGGCAATCGGCCAAATTGAAAGTCTGCGCCGACTTCACTTCCTAGAACAGTTCCGCAAAGTATTGTTTTTTTCATCCACTTGGTGTAATGCTCATGGTGAATGGACAAGGATCAGTTCACCGCAGCGCTCACTGAGAACCTCACCACGCTTGGTTTCCTGAAGGACGGTAAGCCCGCCTTTGTGACCGCCGCTGACTTCGGGAAGACCGCCGCGCTCGTCGGCGACATGAAGAAGCAGCTCGGCGGCATGCTCACTGCTGACACTCTCGTCGAAGCGGGCATGTTTGAGCGCGGTGAAGACGGCAAGCTGAAGCTCAAGGCTGTCACGCCACCCGAACCGCCGAAACCAGGCACTGATCCGAACTCCGAAGCTACGAAGAAGTTTGAGGCCGAACTGGCGAAGATGCAAAGCCAGCTTGCCTCCGAACGGAAGGCTCGCGAAACCGCCGAGGCTCAAGCGATCGAGGCCGAACGTAACCGCACGATCCAGGAGGCTCTTACCAAGGCGGGCGCCGTCAATCCGCAACGCGACTACGTCCATCTCCAAAGTGCGGTCAAGCGCAAAGACGACGGGACCCTGGTGGCAGTTACCAAAGACAAATGGGGTGCGGACATCGAAGTTCCTGTCGAGGAGTTCGCCAACCAGTGGTTGACCTCGAACCCTGAGCTGAAGCGCGCGACGACGCAGCAAGGATCCGGCGCACCGGCAGGCGGCGGCACACTCCCGGCGAACACCGTGCCGCGCTCGAAGATGCAGGACACGAATTGGTACATGGCGAACCGCGAGAAGATTCTTTCCGGCGAAATCAAGGTCGCCAATCAGTAACCGCGTACAGCCCGACCCGGCGGCAGCAGTAGTCCGGGCTCTGATAGCAAGTCCAGCCTAGCCCCTTCACCCTCGCCCCGACTCGGCGGAGCGAGTTAACTCCCAAATTCCGAGCACGCTCCGGCGGGCGATAAGCCGAACCCCTAATTCCCAAAATTCAGGAGGTTGGCGGGCTATGTCCACCGACTCTCAACTCATCGATATTTTTGCGCCGGAGTTCTGGGCCAACGAGACGCTCGCCCAACTCTACAAGATCAGCCAGATGATCAATCTGGTGAACCGTGACTTTTCAGCGATCGTCGCTTCGCAGGGTGATGCTGTGAATACCCGGCTACCCGGCAAGCTCACCGCATCGGACCACGTCGACGGTAACTTCAACAGTGCGAACCCCGACGCCGACAACGTCAAGGTCATCCTCGACAAGTGGAAGGAAACGCCAGCGATCAAGATCGACGACAAGGTGCGGTCCATGTCGATGGCCGATCTGACCCAGTTGTTCATCCAACCCGCTGCGGAAGCCCTCGTGGAAGCGGTCGAAACCGATCTGATGGCGGAGTACAAGTCGTTCTACAACTTTGTCGGGGCTGCCGGCACAACGCCCGCGACTGTTGCGGCTCTCGGTACCGACGTAGCCCAGGCGTTCGACGACAACCTCATCTCGAAGATGAATCGCCGAGTCATCTGGTCCAGCGTTGCCGCGAACAAGTTCCGCCAGACCTTCTGGCAAGCCCAGCAGGTTGGACAAACCGAAACGCTGGTGAGTGGCGCTCTACAGAAGCTGTTCGGCCACGACAACTACGACAGCCAGTACGCCCCGACGCACACAACCGCTGCAGGGTGGACGTCCGGTACCGGCGCGCAGTGCAATGCCAACACCAACCCGAGTACCGGTGGCCTGAATAGCCAGACCCTGGTGATCAAGGGACTGGGAACCGGTTCGCTGAACAAGGGCGATGTTTTCACGCTCGACCATGGCGCCATCGGCGTGAAGAGCTACACCCTCCTGGCCGATGCGACGATCACCTCGAACGTCGCCACCGCTACGATCGCCCCGATCCTGGCCGCGGCCGTCACAACCAACCAGGCCCTGACCCCCATCGCGACTCACAAGGTCAACCTGGGCTTCCACCGTGACGCGATCACCCTGGCCTCCCGGCCGCTCGCGTTACCGCCTCCGAACGTGAATGGCGGTCAGATGGCCGTGGCGAATTTCGGCGGGCTGGGTATCCGGTCTTCGGTCTGGTACGACAACAAGGACCGCAAGATGTACGCACAGATGGACATCCTCTACGGCGTCAAAACGCTTGACGCCCGTAAGGGATTCCGCATCCTCGGCTAAACCGAGGCCTCGCCGAAGGTAATCTCCATGCCCGCTTGGAACACAGTGACACTCGTCACCGACGACGACTTAACCGCTCTGGAAAGCTCGATGCCCGGGCTTGCCAAGCGGCAGACGTCCGGCTCGAAGAGTCCGCTGGACGGCAAGCGGGCATTGGCGAAAACCGAAATTGAGCGTTACATCCGCCGCCGCGGCTTCGACCCAGACAGCCTGACGGATCCGGTCAACGAGTTGAAGGCCGCAGCCGCCTACCTCGAGCTTTCGATGATCTACCAGGACATGGCCCAGAGAGGAGAAGGCTCGGCCCTTGAAAAGTCCGCCTTCTATTTCGACCGGTGGCAGCAGGAACGCGAAGAACTGGTGCTGAGCTACAGCGATTCGACCTCAGTTCCGGATTCAACGCCCAAAATCCGATTGGGAACGGTGGAGCTGCGTCGCGCATGATCACTCCGGGAGATCTGCTCACAGCGTTGACCGACTCCATTCGGAGTTCTGAGGCCCTCAAGGGTGTTCCGGTGGCAGCCTACAACGAAGAATTTCAGCCGCCGGCGGCCAACGTCCAGGAAGTCCTCGACAAGCTCACATGGCCAAACGCACTGCTCGTATACGAGGGCTTCGATACGGGCGCGCAGGGCTGGCGGCATCGGTTCGCGATGCACCTGGTGACCAAGAACCAGATCCAGGCCTTCACTCTGGTGGCTGGCCTTCTCAATAACCCGACAGAAGGCAGTGGCGGCCTTCCGTGGAATGTGGCGGAAGTGACCGAACTTTGTGATCCACCTTCCGAAATCGTATTCGCACCGGAGATCGGCGACGACGGCAACGAGCGATGGATTCTCCGGTTTGCCCTGCAAGAGAAAGGTTTCCCTGCACTATGATGACGCAGCATTTGCGCCTTCCGGACGGCACGGAAGTGACGCCGCCCCAAGATCAGGCCGAGATCATCGAGCTTTGCGCGCAAGGTGCCAGGTGGATCGACGTCGAGGTCATTGATGTCGAACCGGCTTCCACCGAAGTCGACGAGGACGAAGAAGACTCGGAACCGACCGGCAATTCCGCGGATGGTGAGGTAGACGCGATCGCAGCCCAAAAGAAGGCCGATGCAATTGCCAAGCGCAAAGCCACCATCGCCGCAAAGAAGGCCGCAGAGGCGGCAAAGGAGTAATGGCGATGATCACCATGCGCTTCCCGGGCGGTGTCGTCGAAGACGTCCCCGATGACCAGATTGTCCAGGCGATGGCCCGCGGCGGCATGCAGATCGACGCTCAGCGGTACGCCCTGGACCAGGCGATCAACGATCCGCCGATAGTGATCACCGGCGAGAGCGAGACCAAGGAGGACTAGCCCGCAATGGCAAACATCAAGGAACTCGAGTTCGCCATCGGGCGAATTAAGCAGGCCAACCTCACCACCCGCGTGGCCGACGCCAGCCTGGTCGGAATGCGGCTTCGGGGTGCGGACATCTCGCGTGTGCCGCTCGGCAAAGAGACCGATATCAATGAGATCGGCGCCGGGAACGAGTTTGCGACGCAGGCTTATGCGACCGCATGGGATTCCAGCCGGCCGGTCTCGAAGTATCTGACGTCGGAGTGGGCGGCGATCGCGTGGGCGTTTGCCATGGGCAACGTCGTTACAACCTCCGCGGGTTCCGGCTACAAGCACACGATCACCTTGCAGGCGGGCAACGGCGCCAATGAGAACAATCTGCCTGCAACTACCATCTGCGAGCGGATCCGGACCGGGGCGGACGCCGTACTCAGCCGCGACTTGCTGGGATGCGTGTTCAATTCCGTGACCCTGCAACTCGGCACGGCGCCAACGAGGGAGTCGGCCACGCTCGACGCGGAGCTGGTCGGCACGGGCCAGTTCGTCAAACCAACCGGAGTATCGTCGTGGCCCGCGGTGCTCACGGAGAACTTCTTGCCCGCCGGCGCGGCGACCGTTACCCTGCTCGGCAACAACTACACGACACTCAAAACGCTGTTCAGCTTCAACCTCAGCCTGAACAACGCGCTTCGCCAGGACACAGCGTACTTCCCTGGTTCTGGTACCCAGGCCGCGGGTGCGCAGTCCGCGGCGATCAAGGGGCGCATGGAATACGGCGACGAGAGAGGGATCACGGCCAGCATCCGGGCTCGTCTGACCAAAGATTCGCCCGAATACGCGGCCATGGTGGCCATGACCGAAGGGACGCTTGTGGTGAACGTGACCGGCGCGCAGATCGGCGGCGGGCCCGAAGTGCACCGCATGCAGATCACCCTGCATCGGGTACAGATCGGCACGATCCAGGAGGCCGATACCTCCCGAATCGTGGACGTGAGCGTTCCGATAGAAGTCTTCAAACACGCGTCAAACGGCGTCATGACCGTCGAAGTCTGGAACACCTTGGCGGCGGTGGCCTAAACCCAAATGCTGAATACACGGGAACCATTCGTCCTGAACCTGACGAAGCGCGGCGGCGGCGAAACGCGGAGAATTGTTGCCCGCTGGCCCTCTGACGAGGAGTGGATCAAGCGCCAGTCGGCGAGAACTGCGCCCATCAAGATGCTCCAGGCGGGAACCCTGGAGATGGCGAACGAAGACATGGACCAGGCGGACCGTGTCGATATGGAGTTGTTCCGCAAGATTCACGTGGACGGCGAGTACACCGAAGACGATGCGCTGTACTTCGTTGACCTACTGTCCTCGGGCGCGGTAGTCCGCGACGAGGAAGGCGTGGAGGACTTTACCGTCGAGTTGGCCATCTTCGGCGTGAAGGGCATTCCCGCCCTCCGGACGCGCCATGTCATGCAGGAACCTTCGTATCGTCTGCAGCGTAGGTGGCGTGCCACGAACTCGACCACGCGCGTAAAGGGCCATCGGTACCAAACGATCGTGGATCTCCGCCTCTCGGCCGAACTCTATGGGGCGCTGGTCCAGTCCTGCGAGGGATATGACGGCCAGGTGCCAATTCTCCACAAACATGCCGTGGTGCAGGAAGTATTCCGCCGCTTGGCGGCACTGGAGTCCGCAGACGCAGCGGGAGCGGAGGATGTCGACCCCGCGGGTTTTTGAGGGCGGCAGACGACGAGGAAGAACCCGTAACGGTTCGCCGGCTGCTGCGGATGTTGCCAAGGATTGACGGGTTTTGTAAGGGGCCCGGGCTTTGCGAGATGAGTGAGGGCCCTGAGGAGCCCTGCGAGGGATGCCTCAGGTCGAAGCTGATGGAACTGATCAACACAACTCCAGCCGGCGCCATTGCGCGTTCCGCAGCCGAACTGTCCGACCTTTTGGCGTTGCAGGTCACGATCACACCAGACGACATGACGGCGCGGGAAGCGCATGCAATCCGGATCTTGCACCAGGAGCGCGCCGCCGCCGACAAAGACCGCCGCTTCTTTGAGTCCGGGTCCGGGCAGCCGCAGGCCCCGGCGAGTCTGGAGGACTTCGCCTGATGGCTGGCATGGAGTACACCATCCTCGTGGAGGAAGGCGATGCCGTCAAGGCGGTCACGCGCTTCAACAAAGAGGTCGAGGCGGCCGAGAAAGGGCTGGAACGGACCGGCAAGGCCGGCACGCAAGCGCTCGCGCAACTTGAGCAAAAGGCGGGCTCCGCCGGAACCGCGTTCAAAAACACATTCTCAAGCCTTGGGGGACTCGGAAACTTCGGTTCGGTAGCCAAACAGTTGGAAGACATCGCAGACAAGGGCGAAGCGGCTGTCTCGACGCTGGGCGGGCTAGGGACTGGATCGGCTGTGGCCGCTGCGAGCCTCGCCGCTCTGGTGGCTGGTGCGGGAGCGGTTTCGGCGGTCCTTGTAGGTTTGGTGATTGCCGAGGCGGACGCGGCAGGAGCTACTGCGGACCTGGCGGACCGCATCGGATCCACAATCACCCAAGCTCAGAAATTCCGCGATATTGCCCAGTTAACAGGGGTGCAGGTTGGAACGCTCGAGGGCGCCGCCGGCAGGCTGAACGAAGTTCTTGATCAGGGTGGAACGATTTCGAAGAAGGCCGCCGAGGCGCTGCAGAGGCTGGGTGTCTCTACGCACGAATTCACGGGAGCGATGCGGGATAGCGGCACGGTACTTCTCGAGGCGCTGAACCGGTTGTCGCGGGTAGAGCAGGCGTCCGAACGTCTCCGCCTAGCGCAGGATCTGTTGGGCAAAGGTACCGCCCGCGCGCTCGCCCCGGCCATCAAGGACTTTGAAACCTTCGAAAAGATTATCAAGGATCTTGGTGGCAGTCTCGACGAATCTCTGATCAAGCGGCTTGACGACACAGGACAGAAGGTCGACAACCTCAAAAAGGCCTGGGACAACCTGAAGGCGACCTTCGCCGACAAGGTGAATCCGATCGTCATTCCGATCATCGCGGCCGTGACTGACGTGATCGCTAACGGCCGGCAGCTTGTGTCTGGGGGTCCGCCTGGGCTAACCCCGCGGACAGACATCAGCGGGCAGCAGTTCGTTGCACCGCCATCATTGCTGACCTTTGCGGATGACCCGGCGCGCCTTGCCGCGAAGTGGCGGGCGTCTCGCGCTAATGACCCCGACGTCATGCGACAGACCCTGGCAGATCTCCGCAGTAAGCGCGATCGGCTGGATGCTGGGCTGTCGAGCGGTGATCTATTCGCAGATGCTGCCCGCACCTGGCGCGGAGATTTTGAGCAGACCCAGGCAGAGATCGCTCGAATCGAAGCAGCTCTCAAGAAGCAGCCAAAGGAGAAGGTCGACAACCAGTGGTACCGGCGTCTCCAGGCCTTAATATCCGGTGGCCCGCGTCCGCAGCGTACCTCCCTTGCGGGTGTAGGGGACCTCGCGGCCATTGAATTTGGAGGACTCGATCCGACGGGCGAACGCGCCGCTCGCTTCCAGCAGGAGAACATCAAGGCCGTTGAGGACGCTGCCAAACGGGTGCAGGACGCGCAACTTGCGTCTCAGCTCGAATCGCTGGGTAAGTCGAAGGACATCCAGATCGCAGCCCTGGACGAGATCACCGCTCGGACCCTCGCGGAGAAGCTGAAGCTCGAAGCGAAGAAGCTCGAAATCGAACTGGAGTACATCAAGAAGGCCGAAGAACTGCAGCTCAAGCGGACGGGCCTTGAAGAAGGCGATCGCGCACTCATCCAGGCGAGACTCGATGCGATTCGAGCGGCTGCCGCTGATGCGGAAGGCCTGGCAAAGGCCAAAGCTGCCGCCGACCAGGCGAAGGTCGTGCGCGCGGAAATGGAGCGGACCTGGAGTTCAATCAAGGACGGCGCGGGTCGGCTGTTCGACACTCTCATCTCGGATACCAGGAACTTCGGCCAGGTCCTTGGCGCAACCCTCAAGACCGCCATCCTGACGCCTTTCCGGGAACTGCTTTCCACCGGCATCGCGAACCTGCTGGCTCCAGTGTTCGGTGGAATGCGTGGAGGCGGTGGGTTCTCGGGCGGCGGTGGCGGTGGTGGAATCTCCGGACTCTTCGGGGCCTTGGGGGGCGGGGGAGGTCTTGGATCGATATTCACCGGTGGGTTTGGCGGGGGGCCTGGCGCAGGTGGAATTCTCGGTAGCGGCGGCGGACTGAGTTCCAGATTGCTCGGTGGATCCGGTTCGACGCTGGGCGGGCTGGCGTTGGGCGGTTCAGCACTCGGCCTGATGGGGGCGTTCCGCCTCGGACAATCCGGAAATAACTTCGCTCGCTCATTGGCGGTGCCGGCAGGAGTCGCGAGCGGCCTGTTTGGATTCGGAGCCCTTTCTGCGCTGTTCCCGTCACTGATCGCCACCGGGCCTGTTGGCTGGATTGCCGCAGGCGCCATCGGCGGCGCAATCGGCCTGATCAGCCTGTTCCGAAAGCCCGCCCAACAGAAGGCCATCGAGAAGGCCAAGCAGGTTTACGGCGTGACGGTCTCCGCGGAGATTGCCCGGGCGATCGTCGAAGCGGGCAAGGCGATGGGCGGGCTGGATGTAGCGATCCACTCCGCGCAGGTTCGCGAAATGATCGAACTCTACGCCATGGCCACCGGTCAGAAGATCGGGCCCGGTAGTGCGGTCCGGCCGGTGAATCTCGTTCAGTCCAACGGCCAAATCTTCCAGCAGGCGCAATCGATCAACGGGCAGCAGTATGTTCACCAATCTCCGTTTGTCACGTATGGCGGCGTTGCTGCACAAACGCTGCAACCCGCGGTGATCAACGTCCAACTGGACGGCAACGCGACCACGACGTTCTGGGAGCGACAGACGCTCCAGGTGGTCGGGAGTCAACCGGTGGGCACAATGGCGCGGACAATCGCACCACTCGAATGGAGCCCTCGCCATGCCGGGTAACGTCGCGGCCGCTTCGCCGACTGCCGTGATGCCAGCCTTTCTGGCTCGATCGTTCGAACTGATCAGCTCGTTCCAGGTCGACGTCAACAGCTACGCCGACGGCTCGGTGCAAACGAAGGCCATCACCACGACGGTTCGGCGCACCTCGCGCGCCACAATCGCTTTTACATAAGCCGCCCTGGCGGCCATGCGGACCTTCTATGAGGACTGCAAAGGCACTGCGATCGCGTTTTGGTTCTACTACTGGGCGGAAACCACACCGCCCGGGTCGGTGGATCTCACCGGCGCGTCGACGGTCGGCCGTTATGTCGCTGTTTTTACTTCGCACTGGGATGAGGCCGTAGTTCTCGGCCGGACCGCTATCACCCTCGAAATTCAGGAGGTCGCCTAAAGGTCCCGTGGCGACCATCGGTCCTATCACGATTCCGGATCCGGTCGACGCCGGCGCCTGGCCGTTGCTGCCGGACCACGGTAGCTCGCGGATCATCGTTCCGAATGTAGAAACCCACACCTTCGGGGCGAGCAACGCGAAGCGGACGCAGCGGTTCCAGATCGGGCCCATGCTTCGCTCCTTTCTCTTCCGCCGTGCAGCATTGAAGAAATCGGAGCACGAAGCCCTTGTTGCCTTTTACGATGCCTGCAAAGGCCCATATGCCCGTTTCGACTACACGCACCGAGCGTCCGATGGCAATACGACCTACAAGGTTCGCGTCGCCGACAATTCTCCGCTCTCGATCGAGCTATTGAAGGGCTGGCGATCGCAGCCTCAGGAAATTCGATTCGTCGAGGTCCAGACCGCGACCCCGAGTTACTCCGTAACCAGCACACTGGACCGTTTTCCGTCCGGCACGCTGAACACGGCATTACTCGGCCAGGTCCAGGAAATCATCCCGCTTGTTCGAATCCGCGTGAAAGATGCCGGGGTCTCGAACATCTATTTGAGCGACCGGCTGTGCGTGGTGGGCGGCAACCGCTACGAGCCGCGGATCCTCCAGTGGTCCGGCATTTCGCAGTCCACCGGCGAGAACCCCGACCGCGGCAGCTTCACCCTCGGCAATGCCGACGACGTGTTCACGGACCTGGTGGATCAGGTCGACCTCTACCGGGCCGAAGTGTTGTTCAGTCTGTACCACGTCGGCACCCAGATAAAGGTTGATCTGTGGACCGGGTTCCTGGATGCCGAAGACGCCTGGTCTCTCGACGATCGCGCAGCAACCATGGAGTTGCGCGCAACAGACGGCATCTCGACATCAACGGAAGCATACCCGCCCCGCTCCATAGGCCCGACGTGCTGGAAGGAACTGGGCGGTCCGTTCTGCCCGGTGTCGACGGCTGGCACGAACGCCGGGACGCCCTGCGACAAGGGACACGGGACGGCGGCGGGCTGTGTGTTCCACGGCATGGAGGACTACTTCGGGGGCATCCTCGTTCCGCAGCAGCTCGTGAAGCTGCCAGCCGGAAGGCGGTCAACGCTCATGGCTTCGAGCGTGCTGAATGAAGCCTCAAACGGTCAGGCGCTGAAAGAGGTTTACACCGATATTCCGCTGCAAGTCCCCTGCGAGATCGTAGCGGGCCGCGACGAAAGCGAGTATCGGGCAGGCCTCGGCATCATTGGCGCCGGGCCGATTGCTTCCATCAACCCGGATCTGACGCAACAGAAGTTGAACGGCGTCGGCCCGCACGGCGGCAATACAGGGCTTGGCTTCCGTTTCATCCCCGGCGAAGACCCGATCACTGACACAACGAAGCATCGCATGGGGCTGGACGAAGCCAGCGCAGGCTGGAACGCGCCGGCCGGAACACCTTACGCCGCGGGTGTTGCTGCCATCCAGGTGCGAACGGTCGACGCAAAAGGCGTCCAGGGTTTCAAGATCGCCGAGTGGCAGATGGAGGCCTCCGTTACCGGCGGTTTGGGCGGATGGCGGTGGACCGCGGCCGGGACCCGGGTGTGGGTCGCCAGCATCACGAACCCAGTCTGGATTGGCGTGAACGCATGGCTCAAGCAAAACGGCGTCTGGTGCCATACCAGCCACGCCGCGGCGGTCACGGTCGGGACGATGGAGGAATACTTCGACGTCGACGCCTGCATGGCGGCCGCGGCTGTGGCAGACACCTCAGTTCCGGTGCTGGTTGGATCCGGATCCGAAACCCAGTTCAAGTTCATCGGCGTCATCGGCGAGCAGCGTCCGTTCCGCCAATGGCTGGCGGATATTCTCGCCGGTTCTCTCTGCGACTTCACATTCCGGAACAAGCGCCTCCGGATTTACGCGCGCATCAATTCTTCCGCAGCGACCGCCTTCACCACCGGAAATACCCTGTTCCGCTCCATGGCGCCGAAGGCGAGAGCCCCTCGCTTCAACCATCTGACCGTAGAGTTTGGCGACGCAGAGAATAACTTCCAGCGCAGCGGCGTGGCGTTGTACGACGAGCAGCACGCCAAGCGGCGGGGCAGCGCGTCGGGCCAGCCGGCCTACCTCAAGCAGACGGCGAACTTCCCCGGCGTGGTCACCAAGAGCCAGGCGTCGCGGCTCTGCATCACGCTGATGCGCGAGGAGCTGGGCGGCTACACAGCGGCGGAACAGCGGAAGGCTCGGGACATCTCGTGGAGCACCACGGTTCTCGCGCTCGAATGCGAGCCAGGCATGGTGGCGAGCTTCACCGGTTTCCGCAAGGTGCCAGACGGCACCGAAGTGAGGATCTCGCGCTGGGTTCTCAACCCTGATTTCTCGATCGACCTGTTCGGCTCGACCACCACGGACGGCATGTACGACTTCACTGTCGGGCCGAAGCCGGCGGATGTATCTGCTGGCCCGGTCGACCTCGAGCGCGCCCCAGCAATCAAGTACCGCCGCTGGTTTCCGAACTTCTACGCACCGGACGCCAATGATCCGACTTTCGATGAATACGATCTCAGCTTCGCCGCGGGCATCTCCTACGAAGACCTGAAGGACGGCAGCAAACGCGCGCTGCTCAGCATTCAGGGCCGTCCACACGTCAACGCGTTGCTGCCCGTCGATCCGCCGCAGATTCGGACCATTGCCTTCACCTCCACTGGCGGTTCGCTGGAAGGGACGCACCCTCTTTATGTTTGTGTCGCTCCGTATGATTCTACTGGCCGCCGCGGCCCTCGGTCTCGCACGCTGGCCATTCACCTCGACGCCGCAACCTCCACCTGTCAGGTTGTTCTTTCAAACATCACCTGGCCTGCCGGGACGTGGACTGGATACTTGGTCTACGCCGGTCGCGAAGAGCGGGCGATGTGCCTGTATCAGTCAGCGACCGGTACGCCGTCGTCGATCACGATCAACGGTCCGGAGAGGCGGGCGACGGAAGGGCCGCCGGAAGCGGGAGACCTCGGATACCGGATCCGCGTCAAGGAGCTGCTCGTCCCTGGAGCGATTAAGGCTGTTGTCAGTAGCCTGCCGACGACAACGAAGATCGTTTGTGACGCCCTCGCCGGGACATCGGAAGATTACACGGGCGAGACGTTGATGGTGGTCGGCGACGCAAGCGACGGATTCGCCCCGCTGCGCTCCTGGACTGTGAGCGCCTTCGACGACGTTACCGGTGAATTCACCGTCGACCGCACCCACGCGGGAACGGATCCCCTGCAGACGGGTGACACGATCCTGGTGCTTTGCCGGGCAACTACTGCCAGTTCGACGACCATCGGCAACTCGTTCCTGTCCATGCCAACGAATGGCTATGAGGGTGCCGTCGTGCGCATCTTCGCTGGTTTCGGCGCCGGGCAGTTTCGCCGGATCGGTTCGAACGACGGCACCACGTTGACGATCGACACGCCGTGGGACGCAAACCCTACTTCCGGATCGTTATTCGTGGTGGAGGCCGCGGGCTGGCAATACGAAGCGCCGATGTCGGCTGTTGGGGTAACCGCGGCGGATCAGGTCATCACCGGGCGTGTGCCGCTCGAGAATTTCCAGGGCCGCACGGTCCTTGCCATGGGCTTCCTCGTCGACGCCGAGGGCAATATCGGCGCTGAGGACAATGCACCGTTCCGGATCGTGGAGGTCGTTGGATCCGAGGGCGTCGCCCCCGGCAATGACCCGCCTGGACCGATTCAGGATTTCACCTGCGTATCGGTCGACAACGTTACCGATCCAGGCTACTCCCTAATCGCTTTCACATGGAACCCGCCGACGACGCCGAACAACTTCGATCACGTAAACCTGTGGATCTCAGCGGATGGAGTCGAGCCGTTCCTCGCGACCGCGCTCTCGCATCCAGTTGGAAGCGCTGGCGCAGGCGGCGGCACGCTCAAGCTCGCCCGCCCCACCGGCGCGACGGACTGGGACAACGTGATCGCCTGGGGCCCGTCGGCGTCCGCGACGTACACCAATTCGCTGGTGGTCGCCTCCGGTGCCGGGCAGACGCCAAACGTCGCCGTGGGGGACATCACCGCATGGACCGACCCTTCCGCGGTCCCTGATGCGCCGAACGTCGACAGCGTGATCGCGACCGTTGAGTACCTCGACATCGACGGGGTGACGATTGGAACGTCAGTCAACAAGCCGATCCGCTGGCGCATCGCATCCGCGACGATCGGCTACGGCGCGTCGCGTCCCAATCACATCGCCGTGGATATCGTCTGGTTCACGGATGGCAGTTATACAGTCGTCGCCCAAACAAACAACTTGCGGGACTGGATCGATGTCCCTGGGTCTGGCGACACAATTCTAGACCCCACGGACTGGTGGGAGTTGCCCTACTACGGTGAGAAAGCGAAGATTCAAGTCCGGGCGGGTAATAGCGCCGGGAAGTGGACCGACCCGCCGTACCTGTCCTCGGATCTGGGGGTTGTGGCTGGCACGTTCTATCCCACGTCGCCTAACGTTACCTCCATTAATGGAACCATCGAGTATCTGTTGACCGATGGAACGATCAGCAGTTCTTCAACAGGCAAGATCTCGAAGTGGCGGATCGCGGCCTACACCATTGTTTTCCCGGCGACGCGATCGTCAATCGGCTACTTCGAGGTGTACGTTCAAACCGCAACATCCGGCGCATTTTCGACGATCATGCAGACCGATCAGCTTCAGGAGTTTGGCGCGGTCCCTGGGTCCGGCGACTTCACGGGCGATCAGCAGGAGTGGTGGGAGTTGCCCGCTTTTGGCGAGCATTTCCGGTTGCTCTGTCGCGCGTTTACTAAGGATGCTGTTCCGAACCCAACACCCATCTTTTCGTCTGATTTGAACGTAGCAGCGGCGCCAACAGCGCCTAACGTCGCAACGGTGACTGCCTCGGCATTCCCCAACGGTGAGTTTGGATGGGGCGTCAACTGGTCTCTGACCTTCGCTGCGGGGGATCGTAACTTGATCCGAAGATTGCGCCTCTTCTGCGTCAAGGATCCAGGCACTGTCACCGCGTGGGATCAATTCATGGCCGGACCTATTGTTCCCGCGAGTGGTGGCTTGACGGATTCAACCGACGGCGCGTGGAATCGCCCAGACGCCACTGAAACCTACCGGGTGGACGCGGAGATCGAGGATGTATACGGGCGGTTTCTGCCACGCATTCCTTCCGATGATTTCACCATTAGCCCCTGGGCCTGGCAGCAGGTCACGTGGGGCGGTTCTGTGGTCTTGGATTACACCGCTGTTCAGGGTGCTCTGAAGGTCACAGCCAACATCATCGCCCCGAACGATCCGGAGTTGGTCGCCGCCCGCTTGTACCAGGTGAGGGGAAGCGGAAAACCTCAGGAGATTGGCGTCCAGCCGATCACGCACAATACAACGACCGCCGTGGATTTCATTGTTGATCTTCCGGCGGGCGCACCGCAGAGTATCGACGTGCACGCGGTCCCAGTGCATGACAACGGCAGCGCGGACGTGCTGCGGACCTCGGGCGGATCGGCGCATCCGAAAATCACGATCGCGGCGGACCCCAGCCAGCAGGCCGTTCAGTACTTCAAAGGCGTGATTGAAGTTCCAACGTTGCCAGCCACGGTGTCATACGCCGTGACCTCAGTTGGTGACCGCGTGATTATGGAGGTCTTCAATCCCGGCGGTCAATCGCTGACGTTGTCGTCGGACTTCGAACCGGTCCCATTTGCCGTTTGGCCAACAGGCCGTTCACGGCTGAGTTTCACAGTATTCAATCGCCCAGGAGGCAAAAAATGGGTTTTAGACGGCCCTCCATTGTTGAATGTCTGATCTTCTGTGTGGCGCCGGCCCTTCAAGGGCAGCAGTCGCTTTCCTCGCCCGTGACTATTGGCGGCGTGAACTGCGGCGAACTCCGGCTGCAGGAAGCATACGCCACGGGCGGGAATCAGGTAGCGACCATCAAGACTTGCCAGAACGGCTTTGGGCTCCTGGAAACCAGCTTTACCTCGCCTTCCGGCAGTACGAATGCGGTTTTCTCTGACGGCGGCAATCTCTTCTATGGATCGCAAATCTGGCGGCCGCTCGGCAGCAGCAACAATGCCATGGTCCTCACCAGCACGGGTGGCAACTCGCACCTGTACATGTTCAACCAGTCCGGCTTGGATGCCATCTCGCTGAATACCCAAAGTGGCGGCCACGGCACGTTGACCTTGCGCGACGTAAACGGCCAAGGTGAAGCGAGGCTGTTGACCGGACCAACAGACGGCGCGACGTTGGAACTGGACGGGGCCAACAGCGCAATCACCGGCGTGCGAATCGAGGGTGGCGCATTCGGCGTTGCAGGCCGCATCCGAAGCTACGATGTGGCCGGCGACATTTCCACGGAACTGGGATCAGGCGCGCTCCTACTCTACGAACCCACCAGCGGCGTAGCGCGCATTCGGGCAAATTCATTCGGCTACGTTGACATGTTCGCTATCTCCGGGCCCGCAAATCCGGCCACCGACTTCGGCCGCGTCTACGTTCGCGCATCCGATTATTCGATCTGTGTCCGCACACCCTCAGGCGCGGACAATTGTCCGCTGTCGACGGGATACGTTGACCTCACCAGCGCGCAGACGATCAACGGCGCGAAGTACTTCACCCAATTGCGGTCCAGTGACCTTTCAGTGCGATCCTCGGCGACCAGCGCAAATCTCGTGTGGCTCTATCCTGCCGGCGCAGGGGATGGCTCTGTCGACATTTGGCCCAGCAACACGTCGCCGTTCGCGACGATCAATCTGCGCGGCAACTTCGGCGGTAGCGGCGCGGGCGGCATTCAGTTTTTCAACCCCTCGACCGGCAACGCGACGATGACGTTGCGCGGCGGCGGCGGTTCGCAATCCATCACCGTCAATAGTTCGTCGGGCGCTGCCCGCGCGGTGCTCCAGGCGGCTGGAACCGACAGCGGCACAGGTAATTTCTACGACAGCGGAAACGTTGAGCGCGTGCGCATCAACGCGCATGGAACCAACGGCGTGCGGTTGTTCGACGGTAGCGGCAATCAGCGGCTCAACATCGAAACGATCTCGGGTGGCGCGCAACTGACGAGCCCAGGTAGCGTGATGAGCCTCGGCATCACGGGCGACTCGCTGGGCTCCTCGACCATGACGCTGCGCAACACAACCGGCACCAACGGCGTGCTGATCGCTACAGGCGGCTCGGCGGGCGACCTGGCCGAGTTCCAGTTGCAGTCCACGTCGCGACTCACCGCTCGAATGGAGGGACGGACTAGCGCGCGGCAATGCGGTTTAGGCGTCGCGGAACTCCAATTCGGGTATACCGACACAGTTGGGGCCACAGATTTCGGCTTAATCGCCGCACGCAATGGCGCGTGTATCCCGAAGTCATATCCGCTCAGATTTATGGCTTCCGGAGGAGGATACGTTGGACTCGCCGCTCCATCGTTCGTCGGTTTCCAATACACGATGATTCTGCCGCCTGCCCTCGGCAGCGTCGGGCAGAACCTGTGCATCGCTTCCGGGGCGGCGCTGGGATGGTGTACGCCTCCTTCAGGCGGCGGTTCCTACGTGGACACCACCACGAACCAGAACATCTCTGGCACCAAGTTCACAACTGGCGGCTGGCGGGCAACCGAATTGGCTGTTCGATCTACATCTGGGTCTTCGAACGTGTGGCAGGCATACGTCAGCGCCGGAATCCCGTACAACGACTTCACCAATTCGTTTGGTCAAGCCACGTTGAGTCTTACAGGCCAAACCCTCGCTGCGGACGTTGCTGCGATCAAGTTTTGGCATCCAACTACGTTTGTACAGACGATGGAGCTGCAGGGCGGCTCTAATACTTCGATCCCGCTCATACATCTCAACAACAGTAGCGCTGACCAACGTGTCTCTCTGACAGTTCAGTCGACCGGCGGGCGCATCGACCTCTACGACAACTTCAACAACAACGTTCTTGTGTTCCGTGGCGGTACGAGTGGCTTCGGGCTCCAGGTACAAGCCTGGAATGGGTCAGGACTTTCGGTTGCGCTCACCACAACTGTAAGCATTTCCTGCCCGAGCGGTACTGGAACTCTAACGTTCAGCTCTGGGTGGCTCACAGGGAAATCAGGCTCATGCTAACCAAACTCATTCTCCTCATCGCAACCGCGCTGGCTTGCGCCGCGCAAAGCACGCTCACCATCACGCCGCAGAACTACTTCCGAACCTCTCAGATCGGCGACGCGCAGGAACTCGGCGACGCGGCGGAAACCATCACGCTCCGCGCTGGAGGCACAGTTCTCGCGCCATCGATCTCGCTGCGCAACAACGGGCAGGCGTTCTTCCTGGCGGCGTTGAAGTTCGGCGCGATCATGTCGCTCTATCGCCGCGAGCCATGGAATACGGGCGAAATGCGCGAGTGGCTTCGGCTGTCTTACTCAGGGATCGAAGTCGAGCACGAAGGCCAGATGAAGCAGGCGTTCTCGGGCAAGATCCGTGCGGGGTGCGCGGCGGTTGTCGCCCACGGTCTCATCGTTGGCGAAGACTGCGGGGCACTCGGCCTCGTCATTGAGCCGACCGATCGCGGCGAGTTCGCCGATTGCACAAAAGTCTTGTCCTGCACCGGCTTCGTCTCTCCGCCGCGTGCATTTTTCAGTGATCCGTGGTGGCTGAAGTCCGGCATAACCACGTATCCCAAACCCTCAACCCAGAAAGGAACCAAGTGAAGACCTTACGACTGATTCTTGCGACGAGCCTTGTGCTCATTGCCGACGACGCTACTCCGAAGAAGCCAACCGTGCCGACGGTTGAAGCGAAATCGGAGTACTACCGCATCAGCAACGACCTGAAAGACGCAGTTATGGCGCTGCGGGCGGCTATCGAGAAGCGCGATCAGGCGCTGGCCGAAGGCAAAGCGCTCATGGAGGCGCAAAGCGCGGCGGGTTGCCCGATTGTGGACGTTACGGGTACAAACCACCCTCGCGCGAAAGAACGGCTGATCTGCGGAGAGCCCGAAGCCGCGAAGCCGGAGGCTGCGAAGCCCGCGACAGAGGACACCACCGTCTCGGCCACCGGCCCGAATTCCAAGGAGGCGAAGAAGTAGAGCTATGGAGAACGGCGCTCTCATACTCAACGCCATCAAGGAACTCCGTGAGTACACGCGCGAGCGGTTTGAGGGCGTCGAAGAACAAATCTGCAAAGTGAACGAACGATTAGACACATTGAACGGCAAGGTGGCCGAACACGAGCGCCGATTCCTCCTCCAGGACGGCGCGGCGGCGGAAAAGGCAAGGCAGAGGGAACGATCGGCTTCGGCTTCGTCAGATGACTCCGAGGAGCATCGCCGCTCGGACCTGGATCGGCGGGGCTCGGCTCCGCAATCAGGCATCACGGCCCGTATCAGCGTTCGCGAGGCCATCATGCTGCTGGTGATCCTCGCCGCGATCGCCACCGGCAACTGGGATTTCATTACGAGGTGGTTCCGATGAGAATCGCGGTCCTGGGGTATTTTCGCAACTTCACACGAGTTCCAGAAGGCAACGTCGACCACATGTACCTGGACAAGAAAAAACTCGTTACCGTTGCGAACGGCAACCTGATTGATCCCGTCGCGGAAGCGGTCAAGATGCCGTTCCGGTGGCGCGACTCGAAGCGACCGGCCACTTCGGATGAAATCCGAGCGGAATGGCTTGCGATCAAGAGCAATTCCAGCCTGGCGAAGCTCGGCCATACGGCAGCAGCGAAGGTTGCGAAGCTCGAGCTTTCCGATCGCGACATGGGCCGGATTGTCGCGGAGCGACTTCGCGCGAACGAGATTGCCGCGAACAGCATCCCAGCGCTTGCGCACTGGGCTGGTTGGCCAGCGGATGCGCAAATGGGGCTCATGTCGATGTTCTGGGCTCTTGGCCCAACTAAGTTCCGCGTGGAGTTCCCCAAATTCCAAGCGGCCGCGCGCGACGCGAACTTCCTTGGGTGCATGGCCGAGTGCGACATCGACGAAACGGATAATCCCGGCATCGCACCACGCAACCGGGCGCAACGAATCATGTTCAAGCTGGCGGCGCGAACCGTTGCCGAGCAACTCGACCCCGAGTACCTGCACTTCGCTGATGTTCCCCGGAAGGAGTGGCACTAATGCTGTTGGTGTTGTTGGCGCTGGTGGCCTTAGTGGCTCTGGATTGCTTGTTTGACTTCATCCATGCCGTGATTCAGCGCGTGAGCGACCACCGGAGAATTATGGCAGCGCAAAGGCACAATGCCCGCATCTGGGGCAAGGAGATTGCATGAGGGTCCTATCAATCGACGGCGGAGGGATCCGCGGGATCATCCCGGCGCTCGCGCTGTGGCGGTTGTCGGCTGACACCGGGCGCAACATTTTCGAGATGTTTGACTTGATCGTCGGGACCTCAACCGGCGGCGTTCTCGCGCTTGCCTTGGCGCGCGGCAAGCAGCCGGCGCAAGTGGTGGATCTCTACGGGCGCCGGGGCGGCGAGATCTTCTCAAAGCCGCCCCTATGGCTCGGCCTGACCGATGCCAAGTACGGGGCCGCCGGCATCGAAACAGTCCTGCGAGCGGAACTCGGCGAACAGCCGATCTCGGCCGCTCTCTGTGATGTGGCGGTCACGTCCTACAGCCTGGCTGAGCGGGATACGGTCCTGATTCGGTCCTGGAAAGAAACGACGCCGATTTGGGAGGCCGCCCGGGCGACATCCGCTGCACCTTCATTCTTCCCGTCCTTTGGGCCTCGCATGCTAGTGGATGGCGGCATTTGGGCGAACAATCCTGCCCGAGTGGCGCTCGACCTTGCGAAGCACCGGTTTCCTGGCGAGCGGATCAAGCTCCTGAGCCTCGGCACTGGCGCCATGCCTCGCAACTACCGGCAATCCGGAGGCTGGGGCTTGCTTCGCTGGGCGGGCCCTGGAGTTTCGCTCCTGATGGACGCCCCGATGCACCAAGTCCACCGCGACTGCGAGCGCGAACTCGGCGCGGATTACGCGCGGATCCAGGTGCAGTTCACGGGCGGTTCCTGGCCCATGGATGACGCATCGAAGCCATATCTGGAGCGGTTGACCGATGCGGCCACATCGGCCACCGAGCAGGTGGCGCAACTCGTGCGGCAGGGGTGGTTCGCATGAGCAAGCTTCACTACCTCGGCGACAACAATAAAGGCCCGCGCGGCGGCAAGATGCTGGTCTTCCATTGCCCCGGCTGCGAGTACAGTCACCCCTTCGAGATCGAGGCTCCGAACGGCGCTGGTTGGACCTGGAACGGATCGATGGACGCTCCAACCTTCACGCCTTCCCTGCTTGTTCACGGCGGCAACGGCACGCCGCGCTGCCATTCCTTCGTGACCGATGGAAAGATCCAGTTCCTCAGCGATTGTGAACACAGGCTGACAGGCCAGACAGTCGAGATCCCGGATTGGGAGAATTCATGACACGCCTGAACCATCTCTTAAACCTTCACATCGCGCTGTGGCTCGCCAAGGACTTCGCGTGGTGCGCGAACCATGCCGTGCTTGGCGCGTGGATCGCCGGCGCTACTCTGCTCGTCGCCGGATGGATCGCGTGGGAGTCGGGCTCGTGATCATCGGGATCTGGTACCTCCGCGAGCTTGCAGAGTGGGCTTTGCGTGTGAAGCGCAGCATCTCGGAAGACTTCGGAGGCCCAGCATGATCGTCCTGGCCCTGATGCTTGCGGCGGTTGCGGACCAGGTGGTCCCGGTCCCGCAGTTGGCCACGACATGCGGATCTTCTGATCCGGCAGTATGCGCAGCGCTGGCGAGTCCCTTGCTGCTCACTTATCCCGTCGGCACCTACCCGCCGCCGCAACCGTCGGGACAAGCTACCGGTATTTCCGTGCTCGTGGAGCCCGTCCCGATGAATTGGACTCGCGCGGCCCTTGGCACTCGGGTTAGTCCGGCCGTTGGCCGGTGGAAGCTCACCTTCACGGGGCGATCCGGCCAGCAACTCTCCTGGGAACAAGTGAATATCGCCATGGCCATCTGGGCTTCGGGACGCCGCATCCCCAAGCCGGTGTTTCTCACGGAGGCAGAGGTCTTCCCGATCCTTCTGCGGTCCGCGGGTGGGAACTGGCGAGTGGTGCAGCGCCTGGTTAAGTACGCCGGGCTCGGTGTCGGAATGACCGTGTTCCCGCCGGCGGCCGGGGCGGAAACCCTGATCGAGCTTTTAACGGAAGGTGTTGGTGCGCGGATCCCGGACGTCTCGCGTCTGAGAGCGGACCTTCCGCGGGTGTTGACTATTCCCGAGAGCGGTGGGCTAACGATCGACCTGTGGTCAACACAGATCCGCAGTCCGCAGGTCCTCGGTCCCTTCGAGGTTCAACCATGACCATGAAAGCAGTCCTCCGCATCATTCTTTTTGCAGTAATCTTCGCGGTCTGCGGGCTCGCGCAGCCGCAAACTGTCGCGATCGTCGATACGTTGTATAGGATCGACGGCACCCTCTGGACGGGGGAAGCGCTGTTCTCGGCGTCGTCGTCCAAATGTCGACTGCTCCGGAATGGCATTCCCTACGGCCTATCCTCCAAGCGAATATGCATCGGTACGACTGGCAGTGTTTGCAATGAGCAGGTAGCGGCGGGAGTCATCAACGTTTCCCTTGTGCCGACCGTTGGGAGTGAGCCTCCAGGGTGCGCATACAGCGTGCGCTTCTTTCCCGAGGGCCACACCACCCCTGAATACACCGAAACCTGGACGGTAGGCTCGACGGGCCCGCTCATCATGAAAGACGTGCGATTACTGGAGTCGCCTTCGCCGGCGTTTCTCCAGCCGTTCGTATACACCTTTACAAACCAGACCTCTGTGACAATCCCGGCGAGTTTGCACGGATTCACTGCCAATGTCATCGCGAGGTACCGGGACACCCTGGGTAACTTCCAATCCGCTGCGATCGCCGCGCCTGGCGGAAATGTTGTGGCGTCGTTTTCGGAGCCGGTAAGCGGCTCGATCATCATCACCGGCGGCACGGCTAGCGGACACGTCACGGTGAACTTGACAGCCTCGCCCCAAACCATCCCGCAAAGCGTCCACAACCTCGCGCAGATGGTGACTGCGCACGCCTGTTATGACGCGAGCGGCAACGAATTCACTTGCTTGCTGAACACCGGCTCGTGGCCCAATGTGACGGTATCGATGGTGCCGTTCACCCCCTCGACTCTAGTTCTCCATGGAAGGTAAACCAACTATGCCGAAAATCGTCCTCTTCTTCTTGTTCACTTTTGGGCTGCTCGCTCAAACCGTTTCGGACCGCGTGAACCGAGTTTCCCTGGGGTATCTGGATGCGTCCCAAGCCCCGTATTTCAAGTTCCCTTCCACCAATTCCGACCCGGCCGGCGTGTCGTGTTCGAATGTGGCGGCGTTCGTTCGCTACTCCGGAACCGGCGCGCTGTTCCACTGCTTCGACCCTGGCGGCGGGCCCGTCTGGACGCAGTTTACGGGTGGCGGTGGCGCCGGTTCATGGGGCACCATCACGGGACTGATCTCTGCCCAAGCCGACCTTCAGGGTGCGTTGAACCTGAAGGCAAACCTCTCGTCACCGACGTTCACGGGCAGTGTGAATCTGCCGACTCCATCGACCGGGGACAACAGTACCTTAGGAGCCACAACGGCATGGGTGCGTGCGCAAAACTACCTCACGTCGAATCAGGCCATCACCATCTCCGGCGACGCGGCAGGCTCCGGTACGACTGCAATTACACTCACCATCGGCAATGCGGCGGTGACGTTGCCTAAAATGGCCAATCTCGCGGCGAACTCGATCATCTGCAACAACACGGGATCGGCGGCCGCGCCGGCGGCCTGCACTGCAGCGCAGATCAAGTCTCTGCTCTCGATCGTGGCGGGCGATGTGTCGGGCCTGGCTGCATCGGCTACAACGAACACGACCAATGCAGACAACATCACGAGCGGCACGCTGCCACTGGGAAGGCTCTCTGGGATCACGGATGCTCAGATTGCTTCCGGGAACAAAGACGGTGCGTCTGGAACACCCTCGCTTCGTACTTTGGGCGTTGGCGCGCAGCAGGCCGCCGCGGGCAACGATGCGCGCCTCAGCGATACACGTACCCCAACAGACGGATCCGTAACGGCGGCGAAGATTGTGGATGGATCCGTCAGTTTACCGAAGCTTGCGAATGTTGCCAATAACCGGGTGATCGGCAATGTTTCCGGCTCTTCGGCCGCGCCGAGCGAATTGACGGCCGCGAATCTCAAAACGATGCTCGGCTACGTGAGTTCTGAGGTCAACGAGAGCGGAAACCTGTACTTCACCAATGCCCGGGTGTTTGCGGCGCTTGGTGGAACCACAAACAACGGCATCCCGATTGGCGATGGCTCGACGTTTGCCTTGTCTGTCTTGCCGGACTGCGACAACGCGACGAATTCGAAGCTGCTCTACGACCAGACCACGAAAGCATTCACGTGCGGCACCGACCAGGGAGCGGGTGGGGGCATGACCAACCCGATGTCGACGCTGGGGGATTCCATTTACGGCGGGGCTTCTGGCGCCGCAACGCGCCTCGCCGGCAACACGACGACCACGCGTAAGTTTCTTCGGCAGACCGGAGACGGCACCAACTCGGCGGCGCCAACATGGGACACGCTTCTTCCGGCTGACGTCGTTGGACTGGGTTACTTTGCGACCGGCACGGATGCTTCCAATCTCACCGGAACCGTTCCGCTCGGGTCGCTCTCAGGTATCACGGACGTGCAGATCGCCGCGGGCAACAAGGATGGCGCCGCGGGCACGGCATCCATGCGCACCCTGGGCAGTGGCGCGCAGCAAGCCGCGGCGGGCAACGATTCCCGGCTCAGCGACGCGCGCACACCAACCGATGGATCAGTCACCACCGCCAAGATTGGCGATTCGCAGGTGACCCTGGCCAAGATCCAGAACATCACCAACAACCGGTTCTTGGGCAACGTCACCGGATCCGCCGGCGCGCCACACGAGATGACCGTTGCGCAAGCCAAGACACTCCTCGCCTACCAGTGCTCGGATCTGTCGGGCGTCGCCGCGAGCTGCGCCACGGACGCGACGAACGCAAATAACATCGCAAGTGGCACGCTGCCTGCTGGCCGCCTTCCGGCATTCTCCGGCGGCGATGTCACCAGCTCGGCGGGTTCCGCTGTGCTGTCGATCGCGACCAATGCCGTTGTGACCGCGAAGATCGCGGACTCGAACGTCACCCTGGCCAAGATCGCCAACATCGCAACCGCGCGCCTGCTGGGGAACGTTTCAGGGTCCGCGGCCGCGCCGGCGGAATTGACGGCCGCGCAAGCAAAGACCTTCCTGGCGATCGCATGCGCGGATCTGACCAACGCCGCGGCCTCGTGCGCCACGGATGCGACCAACGCGAGCAACATCGGATCGGGCACGCTCAACGATGCGCGCCTCCCGTCAACCCTCGCGGGCAAAACGCTCACCGGCTCGACCATCACGACGCCGATCCTCTCTGCTTACACGGTGGCCTTGCTTCCCGGCTCTCCGTCTACCGGGCAGCTTGCCATCGTGACTGACGCCGCGACGGCGGGGTCCTGCACCTCCGGCAGCGGCTCGGCAATCTCGCTCTGTCGCTACAGCGGATCTGCCTGGGTACCTGTTGGCGACGGCAGCGGCGGGGGATCGGGCTCGCCTGGCGGTTCCGATGGCCAGATCCAGTACCGGGTCAACAGTACAACGTTCGGAGGACTTGCTTCCACTGGCACCGGCGACGTGGTTCGAGCGAGCGGCGCCACCCTTTCTGTCCCGGTTCTCGGCGTGGCCTCGGCAACTTCCTTGCGCATCGGAAACACGGGCTCGCCAAGTGCGGGTACGTTCGAAGTGTACGGTACGGACCCCGTGGCCGGCGTGACCAATAACGGCGGCACAACTGCGAGTTTCTTCATCACCGCCGCATCTGATTATGCCCACTACGTTCAAACGACTTCCAGCGACCAGACGCACTTTGGCACCTACAACGGCTCGACGCTCTGGAACTGGATGACGCGGTTCGGCGACAACGGCGTTTACATCTACCCGCGCACTTCTGTTGGCGATGGGTACATCCAGATGAACGTCGATAACGCGGCTGGCCAGCCCGACGCCGCTGGCGACACGGACCCCGCGCAGACCGTGTTCGGGCTCACCGCGCCCGTGACGGCGACATCGAAGTACTACAACCCCGTGATCCGATTCCAGGCGCGCAATCCCTCGAACGGAACGCCGCTCCGCGCATCCTACGAGATCGGCTCAGAGGGCAACCTGCCCAATTCGGGCGGCTTCTCACTGGCACGGTTCTACATCTGGGACTTCGTGACCAACCGCACCATCTTGGCTCATTCGTCGGACACGCCAGACGCGCTGGTTGTTCCTCCGCCGATGTATCTGCTGGTTGGAAACATCATTTCGACCGCAACCGGCACCATCCCGCTGTTGATGGGTGGCGGAACAGCTTCCGCGAACCTGGACCTGCGTTCGACCTATGGGACCGGCACTTCCGACTATGTGCAGATCACGACCGGCAGCAACGGAAGTAACACAGCGCTGCGGGCCGTATCGAGCGGCGCCGTGTGCTTCGCCTGCACCTCTCCGAACTCCGTGGCTCAAGTGCAAATTGACTCTACAACCAAGGGCTTTTTGCCGCCGCGTATGACCACCACGCAACGGGACGCCATCAGCTCGCCACCCGAGGGCCTCATTGTGGTGAACACCACTACCCATGCCCTGAATTTCCGGGACAACAGCGCATGGGTGGCGCTCGGCGCGGGCGGCGGCGGCGCGACCCTGGCCGACAACACCTTCACCGGCCAACAGATTATCAGCGTGAACGGCGCCGCCTCCACGCCGCCGCTGCTGCTGTCCGGCACCATTTTCACTGGCGGATCCGCGACTACGACCAAGCCCGCGCTGTTGGTCGAGCCGAGCGGAGCCACCAGTACAAACTGGTCCACGAACGGCACGCTCATCGGCGGCAACGGTCCCTCGGGGTACACCGGCAACCTGCTGGACCTGCAAATCAACGCGGTGGCGAGACTCTCCGTGAATTCATCGGGCAGCATTACGACTGCGGGAGGTTTGACTTTCTCTGCCATAAACAGCGTTTTGACGGCGGCTTCCACCGGCTTCACGATCAGGGGTGGCTTCGGTACGTCCACCGCTGGTATCGGCGTGCAGGTGGCTTTCAACGGCACCAGAGCGCACACCTCCGGAACCGGCGACGGGTTAGCTCTGACGACTGCTTATGCAGCCAGTTCCGGCACGGGCGTGCAGAACCAACTGGCGGTGAACGGCACGATCAACCAGACCTCATCGGCCACCGGCGTGACTCGCGGAATCACCTTCGGACCGACGTTCACCAGCGTCTACGACTACCGTTTCCTTGAAATCCCGGCGTCGACGGTGACGCTGTTGAGCGCGACTCCAGACCAGAATGCGGTGGTGCTCAACGCGCCTACGTATTCGTTTGGGTCCGGGACCATCACCAACACGAGCACGCTGAAGATCCGCATGATTGAGCTCACGAGGGTAGATTACGGCGAGGCCGAC